TTTCACTGCTTGAGCGCCCATAAAGGGCGCTCTCACTTCGCTACAACACCAAACTTAACTGATCTTCGCCGTGATGACTTCGCGGGAAAACATCTTGAGGAACCACCGCGCCGGGGACTGGTTGAGTCTGGTTTAATGATTCGTCTATTTGCGTCATGCTGGTAAAACAGTAGCCGCACAACATGTTTTGACACTGGTGATAACTGCGTCGTACTAAATCACTCAACTCTACACTGGTACGAGTTTTCGCAACTGCACGGCAGCGAGGACAGCGCATTGCCATACGCGGGCCTCCTCTGGGCTGGTTAATATCACGTCAAGTATAACGCTTAACCCGTTGATTCGTCACCCGCCTCAGCGGTCCACTCATCAATCTTAACTTCCAGCTCCAGCGAGGTGGTAAAGCCGCCGCTGCCGATATCATGCACACATCGGGTAATCGTCCAGTAACCATTATCAATCGTGGACTTAAAGCCCGATACACTTGCCGATTGTTCCGGGTACAAATCCGCCCGGCCCCGCGCCAGCGTGATAGAGAATGACGCCGCGCCACGCTGTAACTGGCTCCACTTCGCCGCTGCTGCCCGCTTCGCTGCCTTCTCTGTTTTAAACGTCTTGCGGATCACGAATACGTTGCCTTCCGCGCCCGCCATGTAATCCCCTTCCTTGCTGCTTGAGGCGGGTTCTTTTGGCTTCTTCGGCTGGGTTGTCCGACGACTTCTGCGGGTGTTTGTTTGTACCGTGGTGGTGGGCTTTTTACCGAAATTCAGATCCAGCCAGTAAGCGGTAACGCCGGTATAAGCATCACGATCGGCAATGCTAAAACTGTGCTTGTCGCCGCTGGCCCGCACAATGCTGATCGCCGGTAAAGGTTTACCGCTCTGGGTTACGCCCTGCCCCGGCGTGATGAACAGCAACATGCCGTTTTTGACAGTGGCAACCGCACCCAGCATATCCGCCATTCTGGTGAGAAAACTGATATCTGATTCACTGGTTTGGTCAGCGTGATCGATCTCAATCTTCGCCAGCTCCTCGCTTACCCCGGCGCGCAGGTCGTACCGGCTGGCGATACTGGCAACCACATCGCCAACGGTAATATCGTGCCAGGAGTATTCACGCTTCACGTTGAACGTGTCGCGAAAATCTGCACTGCGGGCGCTTATGGTGAGCTGGTCAGGTGGGCCACGGTGTGCAACCTCATCAACGGTATACAGCCCTTTAAATACCAGCGGGTCATTGTCCCAGCCCAGCGAAACGGAAATCTTAGCGCCGCGCGATGGCATCACGATCTGCCCGTCTGAATCGTCCACCGTGAGATCAAGCGTATCCGCTTCAAATCCCCGGTTGTCCGTCAGCGACAACGAGATCAAACGGTCATCCAGCGCAGTGAGCTGCTTGTCTTCAATCTGAATACTGAACGCCGGGCGGGGAGAATAACGCGCATCATCATCCAACATCTTATTGGTTCCCTCATTGGTGAGGGTACCATCGTCGCCACGCGCGCGCGTACAGACAACGCGGGGCTGTTGTTGCGGTCTGCTGACAACGCCCACCTCTCGCACCGGCTGGCAATTGTCGCAATGATAAGTGGCAATCATTGACCTGGCGAGGCAACTACATGGCCACAAATTACCATCACGGTGTAACCGTCACGGAAACCACCGATCTGAGCACGATGATCACCGATATTGATTCGGCGGTTATCGGCGTCGTTTGTATCGCTGATGATGCAGATGAAGACGCTTTCCCGCTGGATACCCCTGTACTCATTACCCGCGTGGCTAACATGCTGGGCAAGGCAGGCAAAACCGGCACCCTATTCACCACCCTGAAAGCCATTTCAGACCAGACCAGCCCGCAGACCATTGTGATCCGCGTGGCTGATGCGTCCAAAATCGTACCCCCGGAAGGCGGCACGGCCCCAACGCAGGATCAGCTGGTTATTGGCGGTACTGACCCGGATACCGGGCTTTTTACCGGCATGTATGCGCTGCTATCGGCTGAGATGCGTGTTGGCGTCCGCCCGCGTGTGCTTGCCGTTCCCGGCCTTGATACTCAGCCAGTGGCGGCGCAGCTCGGTGTAATGGCTGAGAAGCTGCGCGCCTTTGCTTACGTATCTGCGAATGGCTGTAACACCATCGCAGAGGCGAAGGAATACCGGGAGCAGTTTGCCCAGCGTGAAATGATGGTGATCTGGCCTAACTTCATTTGCTACGACACCAACGCGGGAGCAAACGCCACCGTGCCGGTGGGTGCTCATGCGGTAGGGATGCGCGCCAAAATCGACGCAACGCAGGGCTGGCACAAAACCATTTCCAACGTGCCGGTGAATAACGTGCTGGGGATGGATCGCGATATCTATTTCACCCTACAGGGCACCGATACCGATGCGGACGAGCTGAACGCGGCAGGCGTCACCACCCTGATCAAACAGGATGGTTATCGCATCTGGGGATCACGTACCTGCGACGAAGAAACCTACATTTTTGAGAGCTACACCCGTACCGCTCAGATTGTGGCGGATACCGTGGCAGAGGCTCACTTCTCCTATGTTGATAAGCCGCTCACCCCGTCGCTGGTAAAAGATATCGTTGACGGTATCAACCGCAAGCTGACGTCCTATGTGACGGCGGGCAAGCTGCTGGGTGCGCGCTGCTGGTATGACCCTGAACCGAATACCAGCGAAACGCTGCGCAACGGGCAGCTCACCATCAAATACAACTACACGCCTGTCCCGCCGCTGGAAAATCTCAGCCTGGTGCAGGAGTTCACTGATGAATACTTCGCTACGTTTTCCAGCGCAGTGAATAACTAACCGGGGGCGCGTATGGCTCTGCCTAAAAAACTTAAATACTTCAACATGTTCTTTGATGGGGATAACTATTTCGGCATGGTGCCGGAAATCACCCCGGCGAAGTTAACCCGCAAGACAGAGGATTATCAGGCCGGTGGTATGCCTGGTTCTGTCGCGGTTGATCTCGGCTTTGATGCCGGTGCGCTGGATATGGATATCACCCTTGGCGGCATGGATGCGGGGCTGCTGAAAAAATGGGGCATCGCCACCGCCGATGGTATGCAAACGCGCTATGCGGGGTCGTACCAGGATGATTCAACCGGCGAAGCGGTACCCGTCGAAATCCAGACGCGCGGGCGCTTCACGGAGATGGATCCGGGCACGTCCAAAACCGGGGATGATACTTCCCATAAGTACACCCTGAAAAATACCTATTACAAGCTGACCATCAACGGCGAGGAAATCATTGAAGTTGATGTGCTCAATATGATCTATAAAGTTGGCGGCGTTGACATGATGGAAAAACACCGCGCTAACATTGGCTTATAAGGAATTAATGCACCATGACCAAAGTAACCGGTAAAGAAGTTGTCACGCTCAATGCGCCTATCGTTCGCGGCAAGACGGCAATCAGCGAAATCACGATCACGCCAGTCTTAAAGCAGGCCGGATCGCTGCGTGGTTTAAAAGTCTATGACGTTCTGACATCGAATTATGATGCGCTGGTTGTTCTGCTGCCGCGCGTTACCGCCCCGGCGCTGACCGCTGACGAAATCGCCCGCATGGATACGTGGGACTTCTGCCAGCTCGCCAATGCGGTGGTTGATTTTTTGCAACCACCTTCGGATCAGAGCGGGACGGATACGGGCAGCGCGTCATCCGATGCCCCTGCGAACGCATAGAAAACCTAATGGCGGATATCGCCGTCATTTTCCACTGGCGACCAGCGGAGATGGACGCCATGACGGTAGAGGAACTTCTGTTATGGCGTGATCAAGCCGCTGCGCGCAGTGGCGGAGATCAATAAATGGCAGACCGCAAATTAAATATTCAGGTTGCTTTCAGCGCCCTGAATAATATGTCCCGCCCTGTCAGTGCGGCGCGCCAGAGCGCCGCCGCGCTGGCCTCTCAAATCAAGCAGACGCAAAGCAGCATCAAAGGGCTTGAGCGTCAGGCTTCCAGCTTTGACCGGCTGACCTCAGCCAACAAGAAGACCACCGATCAACTGGCTCAGGCAAAGACGCAGGCGCGTGAAATGGCGGCGGCATTCGGCCCGCTACGCCAGCGCAGCGCTGAGCAAGTTACCGCCCTCAATCAGCAGCGGGCAGCGATCCGCAACCTGACAGCCCAGCAGAAAACGGAGCAGGCCCAGCTCAACCAGTTGCGCGCCAGCTTCTACAGTGAAGGGATTGCGATCAGCAGCACCAGCCGGGCAACGGAACAAATCAGCCAGCGCACCGCGCAGTACAACCGCCAGCTTACTGAGCAACAACGGCGGCTTGAGTCCGTCACTCAGGCACAGGCGCGCTATGCCCGCGCCAAAGAAACCGGCGAGAGATTGCAAAGCTCAGGTATGAAGACCGCAGCGACCGGCGCGGCAGTGCTTGCCCCCGTAGCCGCCGCCATCAAGAGTTACAGCAGTCTGGAAGACGCCATGAAGGGTGTATCCAAACAGGTGAACGGGTTGCGGGATAACAACGGAAACCGCACCGCCCAATATGATGAGATGGAAAAGGCCATCAAGGACGCTGCCGAAAAGTTACCTATGCAGAATGGTGCTATTGATTACGCTGCTCTGGTAGAAGGTGGCGCACGTATGGGCGTGGCTAACAGCGATGACCCATGGCAGAAGCAGAAAAAAGATCTGCTTACGTTTGCCAATACCGCCGCTATGGCTTCTAAGGCTTTTGAGCTACCTGCCGATCAGCTGTCGGAAAGCCTGGGTAAAATCGCCGGTCTGTATAAAATCCCCATTCAGGACATTGGTAAGCTTGGCGACGTAATCAACTATCTGGACGATAACGCCACGTCAAAAGGCTCTGACATTATCGACGTGCTGCAACGCGTGGGTGGTGCTGCCGATCAGCTCGGCTATCAGAATGCTGCTGCATTAGGTTCAACGTTCCTAACTCTGGGTGAACAGTCAGAAACAGCGGGTACCGCCGTTAAAGCGATGGTGCGCGAGCTGGGCAACGCCATGGTGCAACCGGATCGATTTATGGAAGGTCTGGACGCATTGGGGCTTAATGCTGAGAAAGTGCAGAAGAGCATGGCAAAGGATGCCATGGGCACCATCATGGCGGTGATGGAAGCCACCAAAAAGCTGGAACCAGATAAGCAACTGAACGTGCTTACTCAGCTTTTTGGTGATGAATATGCAATGGCAGTATCCAAAGTTGCCAACAACCTGCCGGAATTACGCAGGCAACTCGAATTAACCCACGGTACCGCATCGAAAGGCTCAATGAAGCGTGAATCAGATATTGATCTTGATTCTCTCACTTCACGCTGGTTGATCACAAAAACCATTCTTTCCAATAACTTCACCGCATTAGGAAAATCAATGCGTGAACCAATGATGGAAATAATGGGATCGGTGAGCAAAGTATTGGTTTCTATCCGGGGCTGGGTTGAAGCCAATCCGGCGCTGGTTGCCGCCATCATGAAGACCGTCGCCGCGATCGGTGCCATTCTCACGGTGCTGGGTACGCTTATGCTGGCGCTGGGTGCAATACTCGGCCCGATGGCGCTTGTACGTTTGAGCTTTACCACGCTGGCAGGTGAAGGCGGAATCGCCAAACTGCTGACCAGCATCACCCGGCTGGGCGGCGCGTTTCAGTGGCTGGCGGGTTCGCCTATGCAGGCGCTGCTTACTGCCGGTCGGGCGGTCTTTGGCCCCCTGATCACGCTGCTGGCGGGTATCTCTGCCCCGGTCTGGGGTCTGATTGCTCTGTTTGCTGGCGTCGCTATTGCGATCATCCAGTTCTGGCAACCTATCAAGGCGTTTTTCAGCGGGTTCTTTACCGGCCTGATGCAGGGGCTACAGCCGATCTTTTCTATCGTTTCCGCAGTATTCTCACCGCTGGTACCGATATTTGACGCCATCATCTCCGCGCTCAGTACGGTATGGGACTGGTTTACAAAGCTGTTTGAGCCGATCCAGTTCTCCACTGAGGCGCTTAAATCCTGTACCAGCGCCGGGGAATCCTTCGGCAAGATTGTGGGTGATGCCATCTCACTGGTACTATGGCCCGTTGAACAACTCTGGAAAGGTCTGGATCTGGTGCTGGAAAAGCTGGGCTTGATCCCCGATCAGGCAGAGCGGGCCAAAAAAGCCGTTGAGCAGGTGAACACGCAGAAGAAACTTACCGGGCTGGCGGATACGCTTGCCGGGGATCTGAAAGCCGTCACCGCGCAATCGAAGAAGGAGGAGGAGAAGAAGGAGCAAAAGCGGAAAACGGAACAGAGCCAGCAGCAACAGGCGCTTGCCAATAACCTGAAAGGCCCGGCGAACCTCGCACCGAAGATCAGCGGTAGCCTGGATAAAATTGCCAGCAACACGGCAGAGAAGAAAGACGGCCCCGGTGAAATAGTCTTCAAAAATAAACAGCCATACATTCCTATCCGTGGCGGGTACGCCGAACCGGTGCAACAGGTTCAGCGGCAGGTGCCATCACTCACCGCATGGATGCAGCAGCAGGCTGGCGCGCTCGTTTCTTCGGTGCTGCCGTACAGCGTTCAGCAGCCTGCCGCCCGTTCGCCAGTGTCGGCGGCTCCGTCTGCGGCTTCCGTCGCGGCGCTGATGCCTGGCGGCGACGTGTTTAACTTTGAAATCAACATCAACGACGCGGGCCAGATGGATGAACAAAAACTTGTCCAGCGCATCCGCGAAGAGTTCACCGTTGCCCAGCAGCAGGCCGCACGGCGCAAACGCTCGCAACTGACCGACCACGAATAAGGAGCAAAGCCATGATGATGATATTGGGCATGTTTCCGTTTGCGCTGCAAACGACACCCTACCAGACGTCTAACCAGTCGAATACCTGGCGGCACGTCAAAAACGATCGCGTGGGGAAATCTCCGCGCTATCAGTACATAGGCCCGGACGAAGAGCCGTTCACGCTCTCCGGCACGTTGTACCCGGAAATCAGCGGGGGTGATGTGTCGCTCACTACGCTAAAAACAATGGCGTTCACCGGTAGAGCATGGCCCCTGATTGAAGGCACTGGCGCAATTTACGGCATGTACGTGATCGAAGGGTTAACCCAGAATCGCACTGAGTTCTTTCAGGACGGGAAAGCGCGGAAGATTGATTTTACCCTCAGCCTGAAAAAGGTCAGCGAGGATATCAGGGAGAAGCTGGCGGAAATTACCAACGATGATGTGCTGTCTATGGTGAAAGCGGGGGTGAATTTCTAA